GGAGAATGCTGCTAAAGATATTGTAATTGCAGAGATGCGGGCAGAGCTTGATGCTCTGAAGAACACTGACTCACCACTCTGACTTAACTGGGGAGGGGCTTCGGTCCCTCCCTAACCTTTGGAGAATGATATGTTTAATATGGAAAGATACATCGAAGAATACCATGAAACCTGTGGGTTGATGGGATACTCACAGTGGGACAAGATCAAGTTCCATGTCGGTTCTTGGTTAACCTTCCAGCTGAGGAGGGTAATCAAATGATACGCATATTGGGATGTGTGTTATTGGTTATCTCAATCATCGGCATTATGCTGGTGAACGAACAACATCTCATCCCATACGTGGGGTGGCTGTGGCTTATCATTAGCCACGGGCTGGTGCTACTGAGTGTTTATGCGATAACACTCCTACTTGATCGAGATTAAGTAAGGAGGGGCAATCGACGGAAGGGGTGGTCGAGACGCTTCGCTGGACCATTCCTTCCGAAAGCCTGGATTTCAATTACATCTTTAAGGAAGACCTCCCTTTCCCCTGCTTTTGTATCATAACCTATCAAAAACATACATTTAATTGTACTTAACACCCAATTATGTATCTTAACCGTGCAAAAAGACGCACTAATCTATGTAATTCGTCCCCTTTATGTGTGTGTTGTACAATAAACCACACTCTTAATAATCTACCCAATCTATAAAGACTAACAAATACAAGGGACTAACAGCTGTTGTATATATATCACACCATCAAACTAATTTATATATTCTCATCATTAATGTATATATAAAACTACCCCATGATGATAGCTTTGATGATCTCTTTCGCTCTCGAAACACCCACTTCGTTGAGGGCGTTTCTGCCGCTAACCGTTAGGAAATAATATGTCATTTGATTTGATTGTTGCTGGTAGTAGAGACTTCATGCATTATAATTTATTAGAGGAGACATTAGATAAACTCTTAGTAAGGAGAGTTGATGAAGGTATAAATATAATAAGTGGGACAGCTAGGGGAGCGGATGAATTAGGTCAAGTATATGCAGATAAGAAGGGCTATGGTGTTATATTAAAGCCAGCTAAATGGAATCTGTATGGTAACTCAGCAGGATATAAACGTAATGCTGAGATGGCAGAGATAGCTGATGCTGTTGTATGTTTCTGGGATGGTAGCTCCAGAGGGACTAAGCATATGATTGAGATAGCTAAGAAGAAAGAGATACCATTACGTGTCGTCATGTACTGAGTCTGCCTCTGCCCCCTCTTACGAGGGGCATCGTCATCCTTAATCTTATCTTGAAGGAGATAATAAAGATGAATAATTTTTACATTGGATATATGGTTGCTGATAATGAACTAAAAGAAGTATATGATAGAAAGAAACAGGTACGGTATGATCCAGTGATCGAAAAGCGTCGAAGAGCTTGGATTAAGAGAGCATTAAAAAGCTTTGACAATGATCCCCCGGATACTTCTTTTCAGCAAGGATATAGACAGCTACTCATTGAGGAAATTGAAACTCTCCATCTTTTAAATAGATAAGGATCACGCCAGCACCCCCCTCTTTGAGGGGCGCTGTCGCTTCTCTACATTTACAAAAAAAGAAAGGATAAAATGTTCAAGAAATCTGTAGCTTATTACAGACTTCATAGAGCAATTCTGCTCTATGATTAAAGGAGAAATCCAAAAATGTTAAACACTAGGTCCGAATGTCGTTCTGTAATAAAGGGAAAGGTTATTCCCTTATCACATGCATCAACGTTGGACATTCTTGTTCACGCTGCATTGCATGATTCAAATAGGGATGTAGCTGTAAGCTGCATCGCAGAATTTGAACGGCGTCAGGATAATAACTTAAAGACTGATAAGGTACACCGTGCTGAAAGGAATCAGCAGTGCATCGATTACATCAGCCACTCCATTGTGAGTGATTAATTATTCTACTAAAGATAGGGGGATATGTAGCGTTTGTCCCCCTATTTTACTTTATTCTATGGAAGGTCTGGTTGAGTGAATGTTGTAAGCCAATGAAGGCACGACTATCGGTGCTGGAGGTCTGTACAATACAACAGGGTGGGTACAGCCACCTAATGAAGGGTTCGATTCCCTTCCCTTCCAGCTTTTAATTAGATAAGGAGAACCAAAATGGATAGTAACTACATTAAACATGAAGTAGTTGCAGATATGGAGTATGCTTTAAAATGTTTTATGGACAAACTAAGAATACTTGAAGCATTAGATAAAGATGTATCTTCTTCAGGATCATATGACTTATATGATTATCTTAAAACTTTAAACAATGGATATGAAACTTTAGTAGATTGTCTTAATAGGGCTGGTAAAATTATACCTTATCAGGAAGAGAAATAAAATGGAAACACCAACCGCCTACGCTGCCATTCGCACACGCTTCTTTGGACCGACTAACACGAAGGGTGCTCGCATTATAGCCAACCGTTCTGCTACAGGTTGTCCCTTCAATTTGGCGGAGCGAATTACAAAGCATTATGATTACGAACTGGATGCCTTGAACAACCACTATGAAGCAGCAGCCTTGTTTCTTGCCAAGTACAATCAATTTAAGACACCTACGATCAATAAAGAAGGACTATGCTTCGATAATGACTACTACTGGACGTGGCGTACATAACCATAACAGAATGGAGTAATTTTAAATGAGACATCAATCATATCTAATAATTATGTTTCTAATATTAATATGCTTAGTAATATTAATAACTCCTGCGTATGCTTCAGAAGAATTGAATGACAATGAGTATACAGAAAGAAAGTGTCTAGTAGAGGCTATCTATTTTGAGGGAAGATCTGAGTCAGTGTTAGCACAGCTTGCAATAGCTAATGTAATCTTAGAAAGAGTAAAACAACCTGCTTTCCCTGACACAGTTTGTAAAGTAGTAAGAGCAGGAAGATATTATAAAGGTAATCCTATAAGAAATAAGTGTGCATTCTCTTATTGGTGTGATGGTAAGTCAGAGAAAATGTATAATAAAAATGCTAAAGAAATAGCTATAGAAGTAGCAACTATGGCTGTAAAAGGCGTCTTAGTTGACAGTACTATGTATGCTACACATTACCATGCTACCTACGTTTATCCTTACTGGGCTAGACACCATACCTTTGAGATAATCGGTCAGTTAGGCTTTCATATTTTCTATATACAACACTGAGGTAAATAATAAGTATGAAATTAACTAAAGAACAAATGATATTATTACAAGAATGGGAACAATTAAATTGGCTCATTAATCGTTTTAATATGGATGTTGAACATGCTCTTGATACTATGATTAGATATAAGCAAGACATGACTTTCCTTATTGACTACGTTGATCGGCATCGCCCCCTCTCTTGAGGGGCGTTGCCTTTCTTTATCATCTTTCAATGGAGAATCAAATGTTTACTACTAAATTAGAATCCGAACTAGAAGTTGTTAGCTCTATTTTGTTAGTTAAACCTACTAATAAATTATATTATGCTTTGAAAACTATTGAAGCTAATAGAAATATTCTTCCCGATAGTATAAAAGAACTTAAGAATTCTATTATAGAAAATAATGCACTACGTCTAGTGCCATTGTTAATAGATAGTAACTATTATATTATTGATGGACAAACAAGATATGAAGCAGCTAAAGAATTAAACTATCCTTTTTATATACAAATGATTGGTAGTAATTCTTATACAATGCAAGATTTAATATCTATTAATACAACACAAAAGAATTGGAAATTGTTTGATTACCTTAATCATTATACAATAAGTAACAGTCCTGAATACCAAAAGTTTTCCGCAGTATATGAAACAAATAAGATTACTATGGGTGTATTAATAGCGATCTTTAATCAAGATTGGGTAAGAAAAAGAAAGTATTCTAAGGAATTTAAAGAAGGTAATCTAAAGTGTGATACTACAATATTAAACCATGTTAATGATACCCTATATAAAATAAGAAAGATTAGTAAAACACCCTTGAATCCTATGCTAGAAAAATCTACAATAAAAAATCAACACTTTCAACAAGCTATACTAGCACATCTACTGACAGAGACCTTTGATTTCATGGGTTTCATATCAAAAGTTGCTAAGTATCCTAATGAGTTTAATAAACTTAGAAAGACAAGTGATTTTATAGAGCATATAAAAGAAATTAATAACAGTCATAAATTATATTAAGATAGGGGACTATATAACAATGCGACATTCAAAAGAACTTATTACAGAGATTTTAGAACTCTGGCATAAAGGATGTAGTGCTAGAGACATATCTAAAGATCCTCTTATTATGCATATGTTTATGGAAAATTCTTTAACATCCAGAACCTTGACAAAAAATATAATTATAGGTATCATTAATAGAAATGGTGGTAGCTTTCAAAAAGGATTAAAGATATCAGAAGACTATGAACCTAAATCATTTCATAAATTAAATGATCAGATAAAACAATATAATTTAAAAGCAAAAATGCTAAGAGAAAAAAATAAATACAGAGAACGTAAGTGTTTAAAGTGTCAGGGAACATATCTATTACCTAAGAATATTTATTTCTGTGATCCTTGTACTAAGTTAAATAAAAAGTATATAGATACTTCAGGATATTCTGTTCATTTAAATACGGTATAACTTGGAAAAGTTCCCCCCTCTTGAGGGAACTTTCCCTTCATCTTTGGAGAATACTATGGCAATTCCTAAGTTTAAAACTAAAAAAGATATTCTTGATTATGCTTTAAATGGTACTGAGCCATTGGTACAACAGATTGTAAGGTATAAGATAGAACAATCAGGTGCGTCTTTAAATGTAGGTGAGGTTAATAATTATATTAAAAAGGAAATGATATCCTTTCAAAATGATTATGATGATTGGTTGGATTGTAATGGAATATGATTCAAAATCAATGTACATGCCTATCATGAGTCTTGAGGAATTTAAAAGTCTACAAGGAATGAAAGGTATTAAGTTATCTGTAACTGAATTTACTCAGGCATATCTAAACTATATGGAACATGCCAAAAGATTAAATGAAACAGGAAGGCATATGGGTGATGGCTAAAAAAATTGGTAGTACATACGATCCCTCAAGACATAGAATAAAAAAGAGAACTTCAATAGGACAAAGCTCAAGGTCTCGGCCTAAGAATAAAAGTAAAAGATTATCTTGGAAACGTACAAGAGGACAAGGTTAATGATTATAGATTATAGAGCAATGTTTGAGAGAGAAAAACGCTTCTGGGATTTACATGAGGAGATATGTAAAGAACTTATAGCCGATGGTATGCGTCCTGATAGAGCAGTTATATATGCTGATAAAGAAGCAACATCACGTATGGATAATGAACAAATTGAAAGTTATTAAGATGCCTACTTTTAATGTGAGTCAAGAATGTAATGAGTGTGAAGATGGTAAAGTCTATAGAGATATGGTTACGACAGTATCACATATATGTTTTTTTTGTGATGGTAATACTACAGTAGAACGTGAAGTTAATTATTATGATACAGAAGAGGAGGTAAGAGAAGATTACCCTGACGCACTACAAGTAACTAAACTAAATTCGGTTCGTCCCCTCTCTTGAGGGACGACCCTCATATCACAATATAAAAGGTAAGACAATGCAAATGTTTAATCACGATGAAATTGAATTCGAAGTAGAAAAATTTGTTATACCTGAAGTTCCTACAAATTTAGGTGTTGGATTACGTAGAAAAGATACTGGAAAAGTTCTTTCCATAGTCTCAGAAAACTATAATGTCATACAATATAAGGATATTGTTGACAAGCTTGAAGATGCTTTGACTCTTGCATCTCAAGATAGTTCTATTAATCTTGACTTAAATGAGACTAAGTTTGATATTAATGTTATAGATAATGGAGCCAAGCTGGAACTTAGAGCTAGATTTCATGGACAGAAAACATTTCTTAATGGTTCGACAGGATTCTTAGGGACTGGTGGTAATGATATGGTTGTACCAGAGTTTGTCTTTAGAACATCTCATGATAGAACATGGGCAAACAATGGTATGATGGGTATATGGCGTGCTAAATGTTGGAACACTCTAGTAGCAGGTAACAAACTTGCCTATGTATATGGAAGACATACTAAAAACTTTGATGTTCTAGGTTTTGCTGGAAAAATTGGTAGAGCTACACAGTATATCAGTGGTGAAGGTATGGATAAAATTAAAATGTGGTATGAGACACCTGTTAAACGTGATCAAGTTATAGAATTGTTTAAAAATACAGTAGCTAAACGTACTGATAATGTATCAAGAGAAAATGAAGGTAATAAAATTATGCTATCAAATCTAATGAAAATATTTGATGAAGAAAGTAGACACATCACTGGTCGAGGTGCTTACCAAAAGTATGGTACTAATACTGGAGGTACTCTATATAATATATACAACGCTGCTACTTACTGGTCTTCACATCCTTCCTTAATGACAGGTAAAAATGCTGGTACACTTTACGAAGGTTCTGACATTTCTGAGATACCTGAAAATAAAATAAAGATTAAAAATAGAGAGGATAGAGTTGTCAAGATGATTGAATCAAATGCTTGGAAGAATCTTGAAATGACCCTTGAAAATACCCAACCCCTAATGGCTCAAGCTATCTAAAAATAAATGAATTATCTTGTTGACTCTATTTTTTGGATATGCTATAAACCTTTAGTCATTAAACAGAAGGAAATAAAATGACTCTTATATCTGGTAAAGCTTATTGGGCATCTATCACTGCTCCCAATACTACGTTCGAACCTTGTTGGACAATCGATGTAACTCTCGATGAAGAAAACTATGAGAAAGTTATAGCTGATGGTGTACCTGTTAAAAATAAAAGTGATGATCGTGGAAACTTTGTTACCATCAAGCGTAAAGTAGATGGTAAGAACGGTCCTAATCTAGCACCTGAACTAGTTGATGCTCAACGTCAGCCAATGTTTAATACATTGATTGGAAATGGCTCGGATGTTAATGTTCTTTATCGTCCCTATGATTGGACTCATAAACAAAAGTCAGGGCGTTCTGCTGACTTACAAAAAGTTCAAGTAGTAAATCTAATTGCTTATGAGTCAGATGATTCAGAAGATTTTGAAGTTCTTGAATCTGGCTATACATCGGATGATGATATTCCTTTTGCATCCTAACTGAAAGGGGGAGGGCTACACTACGTAGCTCTCCCAATTCTATATGACTAAAGATATAACAACACTAGTAGAAGATATCTATAATCTTTTTGATGATGAAACTGTACCTGACATAGATGTAGTAACTGAACATGTTAATACATTCTGTCTTGAAGTTGGTAAACAATTAGTTTCTTCTTTGTTTGAAGATAGAAAAAAAGATAACAACTTAAGGTTGTCAGCTATAGGTAAACCAAACAGACAGCTATGGTATAAAGTAAATTCAATAGAAAAATCTGAACCTCTTCAACCTTCCACAAAAATTAAATTTTTATATGGTCACATACTAGAAGAACTTCTTTTGTTTTTCACAAAGGTATCAGGACATACTGTCGAAGGTACTCAAAAAGAATTAGATATTTCTGGTGTCAAAGGACATCAAGATGCTATCATTGATGGTGTCCTAGTCGATTGTAAGAGTGCCTCGGGAAGAGGCTTTGAGAAATTTAAATATAATAAAGTAGTAGAGGATGATCCCTTTGGATACATCCCTCAAATATCAGCATATGCTGAAGCCAATGGCTTAGATAAAGCTGCCTTCTTAGCTATAGATAAATCAACAGGTGAGATATGTTTAACTCCCGTACATTCGTTGGAGATGATCAATGCTAAAGATCGTGTGGATTACCTTAAAAAAATGGTGGTGTCTCCTGATATGCCTGACAGGTGTTATTCCGATATACCTGATGGTAAGTCTGGCAACCATAAGCTTGCTGTTGGTTGTGTTTATTGTGACTATAAGCAGTCCTGTTGGAGTGACGCTAATGGTGGTAAAGGATTACGTGTGTTTAACTATTCACAGAATAAAAGATATCTTACACAGGTAGGAAGAGAACCTGATGTTGAAGAAGTAAACTTATAAATAGAAATGCATTGGAAACATACTAAAAAAAACATACCAGATCCTGATAAATATTTTGGATTTGTCTATAAGATAACAAATAAAAAAACAAATAAATCTTATATAGGTTGTAAGCAATACACAATGAAACGCAATGGTAAAAAGGTTGCGTCTAACTGGAAAGAATATATGGGATCTTCTAAAGATTTATTAGAAGATATAAAAAAAGAAAGTAAAAAGAATTTCTCATTCGAACTTATAGATCAGTATGAAAATAAAAGAACGATGAAGTATTATGAACTTCACTATCAAATAAAGTTAGGCGTTCTTACGAAAATGGTTGACGACACTGATGAGTTTGCGTACTATAATAAATATGTTGGTGGTCGTTTCACAAGACCGATAAAAGGAGCAGCTGATATGGAGGAAATTGATAAGGAAAAACAAATACTTAATAAACAAGTAGGTAGTTTAAAGAATCAACTCTATAGATCTCAAAAAAGGATAGAAGTTTTGACAAAGGATTTAGAGAAGGCATCGGGAATGGCAATAGATAAATCTTGGGAATCCCTAAAGCAAACTAATGTAATAGACTTTGAAGCTTACAAAAAGAAATTTAAAACAAACAGAGAAGAGTATCATGCACTACATGACTTCATGATCGAGTGTGGTTATGATCCTATGGATTCAGATGATGTCTCTCAATTCTGGAGTGATGTTGAAGAAGGCAGTTCGGGGTATGACCAATAAAAATCTTTGGGAAAAGGAAAGAAAGCAGTTGTTTAAAGAATTAACATCTCGCTATCAAGAAGAAGGTTACGATGTTAAAACTGCTAAGCGTTTTGCTAAAGAAGAAATAGAAGAAATAATGTCTGATCAAAATGATTTTATTGCTAACATCCAAAATGATATTGAAGAATATAATTAGTGTCAGCACCCCCCCTCTTTGCGGGGGCGCTGCCACATGAAAAATATTTGGAATTTAGTTTTGTCTCGAAAACAAAAAGAAATTATTTTAGAATCTTTTCAAACATCTAGGGAAGCTGTAACTGCTCTTAAATATCGTTATATTTTATGGAATCATCTTGGTGCTAATCCAGAGTTTTCATATAGCATTAAAAAAGTTTCTTTAAAATGAAAAAGATACTCTCAGTTTTTAAAAGAAAAGGAAGGCAGTCCCCTGTAGTTGAGTATGATGATACATTTTTTACTATGGAAAAGATCGATCAAATAGAATTTCTAGAACTTATAGGAAAGGAGATAGAGGCAGTCAGAAAAAAGATTTGCAATGATATGTTTGAACTTAGCAAAGGAAAGCTATAATGCAAGAAGGCTGGCTAAATAGAGGCCCGTGTCCTCAATGCGGAGCTAGTAAAGCGAATGTCCAACACTCAGATGGTCATTCGTTTTGTTTTAGTTGTGAAAGTCGTTTCTCTAATACACTGGATATTAATATGCAAACTATTCCTAAAGAAAATAAAGTAAAGTATTTAGCACAAAGTTCACCTTTAAAAACTGATGGTTATAGCGATGCAATTCCAAGCAGAGCTATAACTTTAAAGACTACAAAAGTATACAATACATTTGTAGCATCTAAGAATTCTGATACAGAACAAAGCCATCACATATATAAATATATGGATAGTAATGGTGATCATGTTGCTAGCAAAGTTAGAACAGTAAAGGATAAAGAGTTTTGGATAGAAGGGGATATATCTAAAGCTGTTTTGTTTGGTCAGGATTCCTTTTCTAAGGGAGGTAAGTATGTAACTCTTTGTGAGGGAGAGTTAGATGCAATGAGTGCTTATGAAATGCTAGGTTCAAAATGGCCTGTTGTTTCAATTAAAAATGGATGTAAGTCGGCAGTTAATAATTGTAAACAAGCATTTGATTTTCTTGATAGCTTTGAAAAGATAGTTGTTTGTTTTGATAATGATGCACAAGGTAAAGAAGCAGCTATACAAGTAGCTCAACTATTTGAACCAAACAAATGTCGAATTGTTTCTTTAGATCTTAAAGATCCTAATGAATACATTATGATAAATCAAAGAGAAAGGTTTACTAAAACATGGTGGGCAGCAGAATCTTATACTCCCGCTGGTATTATTAATCTTGATTCTTTAGGAGATTCTTTATACGAAGAAAACTTTTGCTATAGTTGTCCCTATCCATGGGAAGGTTTGAATAAGAAAACATATGGTATGCGTACTGGTGAGTTAGTTTGCTTTACATCAGGCGCTGGTATGGGTAAGTCGAGTATCATGAGAGAACTTATGCACCATATTCTTAATAATACAGAAGATAATATAGGTGTGTTAGCTCTTGAAGAGAGTGTTCGCAATACAATATTTAATATAATGTCTGTTGAGGCTAACGCTCGTCTCTATATTAAGGAAGTCAGAGATCAATTTGATAAAGAACAATTAAAAGATTGGCAGAAAAAGACTATAGGTACTAAAAGATTTTTTGCCTTTGATCATTTTGGAAGTATAAGTAACGATGAGATATTAGATCGTATACGTTTTATGGCAAAGGCTTTAGATGCTAAATGGATATTTCTAGATCACCTTAGTATCCTTGTGTCAGGCCAAGAAGATAATGTAGATGAAAGAAAATCAATTGATATCCTGATGACTAAGCTTCGTTCTCTTGTTGAGGAGACAGGGATATCTTTGTTGCTTGTAAGCCATCTAAGGAGACCGTCAGGTGATAGAGGTCATGAAGATGGTAGAGAAGTTTCCTTGTCCCATCTCCGTGGTTCAGCAAGCATTGCACATCTTAGTGATAGTGTCATAGCACTTGAAAGAAATCAGCAAGCAGATAATGAATTTGAAGCTAACACTACTACAATAAGAATATTAAAGAATAGATATACAGGAGATACTGGGGTAGCTACTTACTTGCATTACGATAATGAAACTGGTAGAATGACAGAAGTTGACTCTATAAACGAAGAGGATGAAGATGAATACGACCAAACGCTTTGATAGAGCTTTGTATAATCAAGCAGATACTGCTGCTAAAGATGCTATAATAGAATGGCTTCGTAAAAAAGATTATATAAATATAAATGATAAAGAAACAATGTCCTTTGATATTGTGTGTAATCGTGTGCAAGATACAGATGATGAACCTATCAAGTACTTTTTTGAGGTTGAGATAAAATATTCATGGAAGGGTGAATGGCCTGAAGACTGGGAAGAAATACGTATCCCCTATCGTAAACATAAGTTAATAGATAGGTGGGTAAATCAATTTATATATGATGATCTAACATTTGTAATTTTTAGAAATGACTGTAAACAGGCATGGTTTATACCCGGAGATGTTGTATCTAAAGGTAAAGTTAAAGAAGTGTCTAATCGAAATGTCAGTAAGGGTGAAAAGTTTTATCATATAAATACTAAGGATGCCGATTTAGTAGACATGTAATGAAAGCTATTATAGATATTGAAACAGACTCACTCAATGCAACAACAATTC